TATATCAATATCTTCCGTTTTCCATTTGCCAGCGTTTTACTTCAAACGTCGGGCTTTTTAATTATATGAAATTTTATCTTTAACAGTAAATGAAGGAATACTCCATCATAAAATCTCTAGTTTGCTAGAAAATAAATGGCGATAATTACCACTACTATAGCGATAGATATCTTTGGATTAGCTTGCGCTAGTGCCCAAAGTTGTTTCACTTTTTCCATAGTTTCCTCCTATTTTATATTACCCCAGTTAGGGCCGAATTTATAGTTTACTTTATTAGGAACTTCAAGTTTTATTGCTGTTTCCATTATCTTCTTAATTTTTTCTGCTTGTTGTGTGTTTTTTATAGATATACATAATTCATCATGAATTTGAATATGAGGCAGAATACCTGCTCTGTATAATAATACCATTGCTTTTTTTGTCATGTCCGCAGCAGAGCCTTGTATCAATCTATTTAAGGCTTTGTAAGTAAAAGCAGGTCTATAATGCTTTTCAAAATATTCACAATTAGGATCATTTTCAGCTAGGCTTCTGGACCTATCTGCTAAATAATGATCTTTTGCTTGTTTCAAATCCATGATTGGAACAGGGCTTTTTACAATTTGTTTTCTACCATCTATCTCTTCATATTCGCTATAGACAAAGACTCCTTTTTCTTTGTCCCATTCTTTATCGATAGGTTCCCATTTATTAAATCTACAGAATCTATCTTCTAGTGTAAAAATGTTTTTGTTTCTTTCGGCAAACCTTTGTAGACCATTCGACAGCTCTCTTACAAAAGGTACTTTTCTGTGATATTGATCAAATAATTCTTTTGATTCTTCGTTATCTAACTCTAAGGATTTTGCTAATTTATTTTTACCCATACCATAAAACAATCCTAAGTTAATTGTTTTTGCTTGTCTTCTAGTTATTTTAGCCATTTTTGCAACTAGGCCATGGAAGTCTGTAGTAGGATTTTTTTCGTACTGCTCCGCTAAATTTTCGACACCTCTCATTTTATTTTTCAAAGCATAATGTACTACGAGTCTTGGTTCCTGTTGTGAGTAGTCAAACGAGCCCCACTCGTGTCCTTCTTCAGGTAAGAACAACGATCTAATTATATTTCCATACTTTCCTTTAGCCGGAATCTGTTGTAGGTTTGGATTTCTCATTGAGAATCTTCCCGTTACTGTTCCGCCTCTTTCTGATCTTATTTGATTTATTTCTGCATGAATTCTGCTGTTCCCCTGCCTGTCTACGTGTACAAATTTTAAAATACCGTCCACAAAAACGTTGATTAGTTTATCATACTGTCTTGCTCTCGCAATCAATCTTAAGTAAATATTTGAGTGGGATTCTAAATAATCTTTTGATAGACTAGCTTGCCCAGATTTAGGAGTTTTTTTATAATCTTTAATATCTTGTTGATCTAGTAACTTTTGTACAGAACTGGCTGCCCATATTTCTACTGCAATTCCTGTTCTTTTCTTTATTCCTCTTATTATGCGGTCTTTTCTTTTTCCTAAATCTTTTCCTAAAGTTTTAGCCTTTTTTTCATCTATTCTGACTCCTGTAAATCTCATGTCAACAAGACATGGGAATAGACTTGTCTCTAAATTAAATATATTTTCCAACGTTTTTTTATTCTTACTTTCTGTTTTTACTGGGGTCTTTATAATTTTTTCAAATATATTCCAAAGTTTTAATGTTAGATTAACGTCTTGCTCTGCATAATCTTTAACTAAAGAATATGGCAACTTGTGCATATTGGACATTGGATCTGATATACCATGATCCTCTAAAGCTTTTTCTTCAAGGTCATATTTATTTTTAGAGCCAATCTTATAGTCTTTTGCTAAAGAATCTAAACTATATTTCATTCTATTTTCATCTATGACAGATGCGGCGATCATAGTATCAAGGATAGGTCCTTTTACCATCTTTCTTGTAACTGCTCTTATCCAACATACGTCATACATTGCATTGTGAAATACTTTTGTGACTTTTTCGTTTTGAAATATTTTTTTATTTAAAACTTTCCAGACCAGGCTTGGTGCAAGCCCTGTTTTGTCTTCTTTATGGTTAACAGGAAAATAAAATTTTTTATCTCCATAAGCTAGAGCTATACCAACTACGAACCCTTTACTTGGATCTGACATACTTAGAATGGCCCCTGATCCGTGTTTCTTCAAGTCTGGATCATAGGTCTCTAAGTCGACAGCAACAACCTCACCATCTTTTATTACTACCTCAGATAGCTCTGGGATCATTTATAGTCTCTTTCAATAATCATATCTATAAAATGTTTTGCTTTTTCCAGATCTTGCTTTCCACCTTTGTAGGGGTGACGACAAATATATTTAATAACATTTCCTTCGGGAAATGCCAACTTGTTTTCAATCACAAACCGACTCGGTTGAATCTTCATTTTTTTATAATGAGTTCCACCGATTTGAATATCGTACGGATTTACAGTGATATTCCGTTTCTGCTTTTTATTAGCCATAATGTTTTCTTTGCTCTTGAGCATGCAACGTACTTTATCCTCCTTTTTGTAAAATCTGCTTCTTCTCTTCTAGTAGTTAAGTCTACAACAGAATTGTCAAACTCCTCTCCTTTTACTGTATGTATATTCTCTACAAATATTCTAGGGTTTCTTTCCAAATCCCCGGACGGATCGTACTTGGCAACCTGCCTAATAAAGTTTTTCATTTCAATTCCGTTTGTCATACTAATAGTTTGGAAATCATCCGATTCTTTAACGATAGGATTTAAAAATTGGTGCTCGATTATCCAGGCTATATCAACTAATTTAGTTCCTGGTTCAAGTTCATTCAAATTTCCTTTTTTATAATTTTCTCCAGCATAGTCATTAGAGATACTTTTTAATATACTCTTAACAGCCGCAGCGGTAATTTTTTTATTTGTATGAATTAATTTGAAAAAATTCCTTTGATTTTTTATCTCTGTTTTCGGGTATTTAAACTTAAATTTACTGTCCTTATCAGCTAATTTAAAAGGCATTCCAAGTTTCATCAGGTATTTTATTGTTTCTCTTGGTTCATTTCCCCGACATGTAAATACAAAAGATTCATTAGTTTGTTTTATTCTTTTAGTAAGTTCAGCAAGATTAGGGTCTTGTTCTAAACTCATCATTTCAAATTTTTCACCTTCTACAATTGGTCCTGTTGGGTTGCCTTCTTTATCAAGTTCTCTTCTAGGGGACCATACTCTTCCACCACCAGCATATTTATAATATTTCCATAAAGGTCTAATTATGTCTTTACAATATTCGTTGATGACTCTCGGGCACCTGTACCCTTGTTTTAATTCAATTTCTGGATTTGCAAACTCTTTGTGAAATTCATCGGGGTTGGCCCCTGCAAACTCAAATAAAGATTGATCGGGATCACCTGCTTTATAAAAAATATCTACAGCTGCAGCCATTTTCTTTTCCGCAGCTCTCTGTATAACGCTTGAGTCTTGAGCTTCATCAACCATCAAAATTTTTATACCCAAATCTTCAGATTTTACCTCGTCGGAATCTGTAAAGATTTGAATCATATCTTGAAAATCTAGTATTCTTGGTGCACGCAAATTTACTTTTTCATTGTTTTTAAAATTATTATAAGTTTGTTCTAAATATTGAAGCTCGTCTATATTATATTTATAATCCCTTTTTTCTTCAAAACTTAAAGTTCGGTAATACTGCACCGTGTCTAAGCCATTATCTCTGGCTGTACTATGAAATCTAAAAAAAGGATGGTTAGCTATTAACATGTCTAGAGTGTGTAATTTTTTAGATCCAGCATGAGTATTAAATAAAGGAAAATGCTGTTTTAATATTTCATAATCTTCGCCATTAAAAATAACAGATTGTCCTTTTATTTTTTTTATCTTTGACTTACAATAAGTGTGTATCGTTGTCACAGTTTCGTCTAAAGTTTTATTAGACTCTTTTATCAAATGAGATATACTTTTTCCCGTCTCATTCTCATATTTTAGAATATTATCTTTATCCTTTATTCTATCCCTAATTTCATCAGCCGCAGTGTTAGTATGAGATGTTACTATTATCTCTGTGGCAGAATGCTTTTGTATATTGTCATAGTAAAGCTTTACTAGACGTCTTGTTTTACCTGTGCCGGGCGACCCTTGTATTCTAATCTTCTTCATTATTTTCATCCTCTATTTGTAGTTGTTTTTGTCCTTGATTTATTGTCACTATAAAATTTTCTCGATCTTCCTTGAAACGCCAGGTCGGACAAGATTTATATTTTCCAAAAGCATTTTTTACTGTTCCATTTATTTTTTCAGCCTTCAGGATATGCTTTAAGTCGAAAGTTAGTTTTCTCATAGATCTGGTGTCTCTATTAGCCCTTAAATAACTTAATAGTTTAGGTATTCTTATGTCCATTTCTTTTGTTTTCTGATTGTAAT